ACCGAAATGGACATACCATTCGAAATATCACAAATTCCCGAACTCAGAAACAGAGCTGGTTGAATTCCTGAAGGAGGTACAGAAAAATGGCAAAGCTTGATCAGTATATGCAGGGCCGTACAGAGGGCATGGAACTGGCACTGCGTATAGCAAAAGACAAAGGAATTGAGGAACTGGAAAAAGAAGTCCGCTTCCGGCAAAAAACAGGAATCAGCCTGAATGTGACCAGGCAGGAGCTGAATAAAGCCAGTAACAAGATCAAAGGCGTTCGGCTTCGGAAAGCAGAGATGTGAACGCTATATGAAAAAAATGGAAGAAGGCGCAAGATACCTTATGGATGATCTGGCCACCTGGGATGATTATTCGAAAGAAGTAGAAAAACAGCTAGGTATCAAGATAGAGATCCACTGGAATGATTAAGGGTGTTTTCGAAAAAACGATTAACATATAAACCCATCAGTCCTGCCGCATGAGCCTGTCAGAAATGCGGCAGGGGAAAGGAGGGTGTCCGATTCGGACACATTGAAAAATGTTATTTCCAAAAAAACAGAAAAGTAAGAAAAAGAGGATGCGCCACCCGGCCAGCATCCTACACGATAAAAACAGCAGGACTTGTTATCTCTGTGTAGTACTCCACGACAACTGGAACGAACACAGGATCCTGGATGAGCACCATATATTCGGAGGGCCGAACCGGAAGAACTCCGAGGAATATGGCCTGAAAGTATACTTGTGTCATGACCATCACATCTACGGTCCGGAAGCAGTGCACAACAACGCCCGGATCCGCCACGAATTACAGCGGACAGCACAGAGACTATTTGAAAAGCAGCACAGTCACAAAGAGTTCATGGAGATATTCGGCCGGAACTATCTGGACCTGGTAGAGATAGGGGAAAACAATGAGAAAGAGGATGAACCTGTATAAGGTAGTAGACCAGAACGGGAAACAAGTATTTGACGACCTGCTGATAGCCAGACAGGTCACAGAAAAGACTGGCTGCACAAAGAACAACGTAGCCCAGGCAGCAGCCAATTTCGCACTGGTGAACAAGAAATACCGGATCATTCCGGAGGATATCAAATTGAGCAAGGTTTTAGACGTTGAACTCCTGGCAGAATGGGACAGGTACCGGAAGTGGATGCTGAGGGCAGCAGGGAGGGGAGAATGAATAGGAGGCAGAAAAAGAAACTGTTTAACAGAAAATGTGGATACCGGATTGTAAAGCTCCCACGCAACTTCCAGACGTGGGCATTCCAATATTACATCGGTATCGGAGCAGTAACATACAAACGCATTTGCACAGAGAAAATCCCAGACAGAGTGAAATACCGGATAAACACCAGAAACGTAGAGAATTTCAACCGGATCATGGCAGAAAGGAGAACAAAATGCAGATCAGGAAAATGGTAATCCAGTTAAGCATTATGGCACTGCAGATCAGAATAGCTATTCTTCAGATCGTAAAAGCGTTTACAAAGATTATTTACGATATCACAAGGAAGACAGAGAGGGTATAGAAATGGCAATCGAAAGAACCGTAGAAACAAACGTATACTGTGATATCTGCGGAGAATGGATCATGGGATGGAGGTCTAACGACACAGGAGTCAGTAAAGTATGGGCGTCCTATTACGCAAGAAAAAAAGGCTGTACAGTCGGAAAAAAGATCACCTGTAAAAACTGCAGAATCAAAAAAGCATTTCAGACATGTAGTGTGCAGCACAAAATCGGAAATGCAGGACGAGACAACAATGGCATGTGTCGGGGATTTGAAATGTTGGAATGTAAACGATGCTTTGCATGTACATCTTATGAGCCTGCTATGAAGGAGGAAAATGATGGAGAACACATGTAAAACCTGTATCAACAACGATGATGGTCTTTGCGACCGCAAAGGGATTCTTGTGGAAGACGAAGATTCCTGTGAGCATCACTGGGCGGCAGGAAAGAAGATCAGAATGAAAAGGCGTGAAAAGAAAATGGATATCACACCAGAGCTGATGCTGTCAGCATATAACACACTGATCCAGGGGTGCAAAAGTCGGCCAGCCAGTGAAGATGGAATCTGCAGCAGGTGTATTTTGTATCAGAGATGCCCACACATAGACAATGCGATTCCGGCAGACTGGGAAGAGATACATTATCCATACTTGGAAGGAAACACACTGCATTACATAAAAGCTGGGAAAGTCAAACAGATTGTATTTGCCAGCCGGGAAGATGCAGAGGAAAGGCTTGCGGAAATGAAAGAAGGTGTGAAATGAGTTACAAGAACAACGAAGGATATCCAGATCCGACAGCTGGGAAAGCAGTCCGGTCAGCAGGGAGGATGCCGACACACATCTACAATGCCTTTTGCGTCTTGAATAATACGGCAGGTCTTTTAGGGTTGGAGATTACAGGCATACGGGATCGAAAAACAGGAAAAGAATGGAAGAAATAGAGAAAGCCGGGAGCATACGCGTTCCCGGCTAAAAGCATCGAAAGGGGAGGATGCCGTTGGAAACAGAAATCCAGAAAGAAAACGAAGAAAAGAAGGAATACCTGAGATCTTACCGAAGGGCAGTAAAAAGAGAAAAAGATATCCTTGACGAGATTCAGCGACTGAGGACAGACAAGATGTTCCCATCCGTGGTCAATGACGGGATGCCACGCGGCAGCAGCCAGTCCGATCTGTCAGACTACATAGCTATTCTGGATGAGCAGATCGAGCTTCTGAAAACAGAACGGCTGGAAAAAGCCAGATGTTATCAGAAGATTGAGAGACAGATCAAACAGATGGAAAATGAGGATGAACAGGAAGTGCTGAGACTACGGTATATAACAGGCCTGAAATGGGAGGAAGTAGCTGTACGAATGAGCTATAGCTGGAAACATATACACAGAATTCATTCATCAGCTCTTTGCAATTTCAAGATGACATAGAATGACACACTTTATATGTGATATCATTACAATGGGTTTCAGAAAAAGCAGATGGAATCCTCCTTTCAAGAATTTAGCTGCCAACCCACGGGCAGCAGTAGTGGAACGCAGCTCAGTGGGATGTAGAGCAGCTGGTTTATATTCAGTATGTCGATGATTCGAACCCATCCGTTCCAATTTCTCTGTTGTCAAGAAACTCCTAACATCATACATTTTTACGAAACGTCCTGTAGAAATATGGGGCGTTTTAGCGTATAATAAAAATATATGAGGAGGATAGTATGGACATTTTAAGTTTGATTGATAAATTTATTCAGTGGTGTGATGGAAATGTTGGCTTTTTAAATGTAATATTGTCATTGTGTACTTTAATATTAACAGTTACAATTGCAAAATTACCGTATAAGAAAAAAATTGTTGGATCACTGGAAATAATACCGGAAAAAACACAGTATGAGCCATTTTTTAAATGCTTTATAAGAGTTTACTTAACTAATGTAGGACGAGTGCCAATTTATATAAAGCGAATAGAAATAATAGACTGGAAGGGAAAAAGTCTTGGGTCATGTCTTATGAATTTGAGACATAATCAATGTGCGGAACTTTCCGCTGGCCAAAATTATTCGTGTGAGGGAATGTTTGTTGATTCAGTATTTATAAAACATGTCATTGATTTGAATGGATATGTAAAAATAAAAGTGACAGATATAAGTGGAAAGAAGTATTATATTTCAAGGACTTTTCCAGTGGGTTAATGATGGAACCTTTTGAAAAAAGTAAAAAAATAAATGCAATAAAAAAAGTAGCTTAAGGGCTGCTTTTTTTATATTTCAAAAAAACGAAACGAATGAGAGGTGGTGAGGCTTGCCAAGAGCACCAGATCAGAGAGTTGAAGAAGCCAGAAAACTATATGCTTCTGGAGCGAAATTAATTGAAGTTTCTCAAAAGCTTGGAATCCCGGTAGGGACGATCCGAAGCTGGAAAAATAGATATAAATGGGATAATGCAACGTTGCAAAAGAATAAACGCAACGTTGCGAAAAAGAAGGGCGGACAGCCTGGAAATAAAAATGCGGAGGGGCATGGAGGAACTGGCCCGCCGGGAAATAAGAATGCAGTCAGGACAGGAGAGTTTGAAACTCTCTTTTTTGATACCCTGGAACCAGAAGAAAGAACATTGGCAGAGATGATCCAGCCGAACAAAGAGCAACTGCTTCTCAGAGAAATCCAGCTTCTTGCAGTCAGGGAACGCCGGATGCTGAAAAGAATCCAGTCTCTCCGTGAACTGGAAGCTCAGACAGGATCAGAAGAAGATTCGGTACCATGCGGAATGTCTGTAACAGAATATACTTCCGGTATCGAAAAAGGAAAACTAACAGAACTTCGAAAGTATGAAGGCATCCTTGGCCAGATTCAGGCTATAGAGGATGCTCTGACCAGAGTGCAGGCACGGCAGCAGAAAGCAATCGAGATGCTGCATAAGTTTGGTTATGATGATGCAAAACTGGAACTTGCAACCATGCAGCTTGAATTCGAGATGCTGAAGCAGGATAACCAGGCAGAAGATACCACAGATGATAGCTTCCTGGAAGCTATGAATGCAACAGCACAGAATGTCTGGGGTGATGAGGATGTATGAAAAACTTAAAACCCTGAAAGATAAGCTGCAGAAGATGAAAACCAACAGAGCCAACAGGCAGATAGGCCAGACGTTTCATTTTTCTCCGTTCTCAAGAAAACAGAAACAGGTCCTGACCTGGTGGTGCAAAGAATCCCCGGTTCACGATATGGATGGAGTTATTGCCGATGGAGCAATCCGATCAGGAAAAACAATCAGCATGTCTTTATCATTCGTTATGTGGGCCATGAGTACCTTCACTGGACAGAACTTTGCCATGTGCGGAAAGACCATAGGATCCTTCCGGAGAAATGTTCTGTTCTGGTTGAAGCTGATGCTTCGATCAAGAGGATATTCCATCACGGATCACAGGGCAGACAACCTTCTAACCATCCGAAAAGACGGAAAAGAAAACTACTTCTACATATTCGGCGGCAAGGATGAAAGATCTCAGGATCTGATCCAGGGAATCACGCTGGCAGGAGTGTTCTTTGACGAAGTTGCTCTGATGCCGGAATCCTTTGTGAACCAGGCAACAGGCCGATGCTCTGTGAAAGGTTCAAAATTCTGGTTTAACTGTAATCCGGATGGCCCGTATCACTGGTTCAAACAGAACTGGATAGATAAGTCCACCGGATATCTGGGAAAAGAAGAAACTGCCCGGAGGATGCAGCAGGCGGCCGCGGAGGGGAAAGACCCGGGCCTGAAAGATATCCTGTACCTTCACTTCACTATGGACGATAACCTGTCCCTGGATGAAGAAATCAAAGCCAGATACAGGAGCATGTACGTTGGAGTATTCTTTAAACGTTACATTATGGGGCTGTGGGCGGCAGCAGAGGGAATCATCTACGACATGTTCGACGAGAACAAACATGTCCAGGATATCAAAGATTTCTATCAGTTGTTGATCAACGGGAACAGGTATGTTTCCTGTGACTATGGTACACAGAACGCCACAGTATTCCTTCTGTGGAATAAAGGAACCAACGGGAAATGGTACTGCATCCGGGAGTATTACTATTCCGGAAGAGACAAAGGTAAACAGAAAACAGATTCAGAATATGCAGACGACCTGAAAGAGTGGCTGGATGGGACCAAGATCAAAGCGATCATCGTGGATCCATCGGCCGCTTCTTTTATTGCAGAACTCCGGAAACGGGGATATAAAGTCCTGAAGGCCAATAATGACGTTCTGGATGGAATCCGTTTGGTTGGGATGCTGCTGAACCTGCAGAAGATCGTCTTTGCTTCTTCCTGCAAAGAAACAATAAAAGAGTTTGCTTCTTACATCTGGGATGAGAAAGCCCTGGAAAGAGGAGAAGACAAACCGGTGAAACAATTCGATCATTGTTGTGACGCTGTGAGGTACCTATGCAGCACCATAATCGGCAGAAAAGCTGCACGTTTCCGAGAGATAAGGAGGTGAGAAAAATATACACATTTACAATACCGAGAGAAAGTTTCGATGAGTTAAATCCGGATAAGCAGGCGATTCGCCAGCTGATTAGCAAACACATCAGCATGGTGGACCGGCTGAAGAAGAATATGTCCTACTACGAAGGAAAGCACAAGATCCTGGATGAGACCAAACGGGAAAACCGCCTGGTGTGCAATCATGCAAAAGACATCTCTGATACAGCCAGTAGCTATTTCATCGGCAACCCAGTGACTTATAAATCTGAGGGAGACATCAAGCCTCTTACAGATGCATTGGAGCTGGCCGGAGCAGATGAAACAGACGGAGACAACGGTCTGGAGGCATCCATCTACGGCCTGGCTTACGAATATGTCTATGTGAAGGAAAACGAGAACAACCTGCAGACCAAGAACTTGTCTGCGGAAAATACCTTCATGGTAAAAGATGACAGCATAGAGGAAAACGAACTCTTTGCTGTCTATTATTATATCCGGAAAGATGATTCCGGGGAGCTTCCGGACCACTATATGGCCACAGTAGTGACCACAAACTATAAGTACGAGCTGGACATCGAGAACAACAATACGATCCAGGCAACCACAGAGCCGGCGGTGCCCCATTATCTTGGTGAGATCCCGATCATTGAATACCTGAACAATAAACTGGCCATCGGAGATTTTGAACTGCAGATCCCACTGATCGATGCATACAATGCGCTGATGAGCGATCGTGTGACCGATAAGGAGCAGTTTATTGATGCGATCCTGGCTATCTATGGAACATTGCTGACCGACGAGGACGAACCGAATACTGAGGATGAAGACGAGAGCATCCGAAAGGCCAAAGCCCGTCTTAAAAAGTACAAGGTTCTTGAGATGCCGGACACAGCCAAAGCAGAGTATCTGACCAGGACTTTTGATGAAAACGGTGTGGAGATCCTTAAGAAAGCCATTGAGCAGGATATCCATAAGTTTTCCCATATTCCCTGTATGTCAGATGAAAGCTTCGGAGGGAACGTCAGTGGTGTGGCTATGGAATTTAAGCTCCTGGGCATGGAAAATATTACAAAGATCAAGACCAGATATTATAAAAAAGGTCTGAGAAAAAGAGTTCGGATATTCTGTAACTATCTGGCTTTGCACGGAACCAGCATCGATCCATCCGGGATCACGATGACGTTCACCAGAGCATTGCCGAAAAATCTCCTGGAGATATCCCAGATTGTGGCAAATCTGTGGGGAAAGGTAAGCCGTAAGACCTTGCTTTCCCAGGTCCCGTTTGTGGATGATGTGGATGAGGAACTGAAAGCCCTGGAAACAGAGGAAGAAGAGAATCTGAAGCGGCAGCAGGAAGTCTTTGGACTGCAGGACAATACGCCACCGGAGCAGGATTCCGATGATAAGGAAAAAGTAGATGAGTAGGAAATACTGGGAGCAGAGATCTGCCTGGGATATGTATCAGTTTATGGAGGATGCAGAAGAGACAGCAGATCTCATTGCCAGAGTATACCGGAAAGCCTCTCTCCAGCTGGAATATGCCGCAAGAGATATCTTTGAGAAGTTCATGACAAAATATGGTCTGTCAGAAACAGAAGCCTGGCAGATCATAAATTCTATACAGGATAAAAACTCCATTGATCAGCTGAAACAGGAACTCCAGAACAGGAAAAGGGACAGTGAGATCCTGAAACAGTTGGAAGCTCCGGCGTACCGTGCAAGACTGGAACGCTTGCAGGATCTTATGACACAGGTAGATGCAGTGATGCAGCAGGTATACCAGCAGGAGAAGCAGTTCGATACCAAACTTCTGGAACAGCTTGGAGAAAAAGCCTATTATCATTCCATTTACAACATGCAGAAAGAAACCGGTCTGGCATTCAGCTTCTCTCATGTGAGCAGGAAACGAATCGACCAGGCTCTGCAGATGAAATGGTCCGGAAAACATTTTTCAGACCGTATCTGGCAGAACACACAGCAGCTTGCAGATTCCTTGAAGGATGAATTGCTGATCAGCCTCCTTACCGGCCGGACAGACCGGGAAACAGCGGAATCCATCCAGGCCCAGTGCGGAGGGGGAGCAAAGCAGGCCAGGCGATTGGTAAGAACAGAATCCTGTTACATGGCAGGAGAATTGACTGCACAGAGTTATATTGACTGCGGGATCAAGAATTATCGCTATGTGGCTGTGTTGGATCTTCGTACCAGTAAGATCTGCCGAGAGCTGGATGGAAAGGCTTTTCCAGTGAAAGACCGGAAAGCCGGAGTGAACTATCCGCCCATGCATCCATATTGCCGCTCTACAACGATTTCTGTCATAGATGATAAAATACTCAGGAACATGAAAAGAAGCGCCTACAACCCGGAAACAGGGCGTACAGAGATGGTTCCTGCGGATATGACCTATAAACAGTGGTATGAGAAATACGTCAAAGGAAATCCAAAAGCAGAAGCCCAGGAAAAGGCAGTCAAGAACGCTGCATCAGACAGGAAACAGTATGATCAGTACAGGGAACTCCTTGGAAAAGACATGCCGAAACATTTTGCAGACTTCCAGGAAATGAAGTATAATGAACCTGAGAAGTGGGAACTGCTCAGGACTTATGCACGTTCTGTAGATAAAGGCACGATATCTCCGTTATCTGGATTCGAGAATTATCAGAAGATTTATGATGAAATCAATGAAAAAGTTGTTGGTATAAAGACTTCTGAGGGAACAGCAGTAACCAGACAGAGTAAACATTTCATGGACAGAGTAATCGGAACCATGAAAGATCCAAAAACGGGAAGATCACGATCAGGAGTTACCGTGGAAGGAATACGGGATGCGCTGGAGAATCCGGCGAAAGTATTTCCTACGAGAACGGATCCTGATTCAAGAAAAAGCCAGAAATATATTGGCAGACATGGAACAGTCTCATTAGATCCTGAGACGGGGATTCTGATTCAATGCAATCCAACAGATGCAGACTATGTAAGGAGAATAGCAAATGGAAATGCGAAGATTTGAACTAAAAAAAGAGCAGATCGAATTTCTTAAAGAAATGTATCCTGACAATGAGCTGGTTCAGAGAGTACTGAATTGTGAAAATAATGGAGTATTTGAAGTAGATGTGGATACCAAAATTGATTTTATGCTTTTTGTGGAAGATGAGTCGGTATATTGGATGGACGCAAATTATGAGCCATCAGCGAAAACATATATGCTTGAATCAATAAGGGATGATATTTATTATCAGACCAACTGATACCACCAGTCAGAAATGGCCGGTGGTCTTTTTATACCCATTTTTAAGAAAGAGAGGATCAGAAATGAAGTTTGAAGAAGCATTAAAGGCAATGAAAGCAGGAAGTAAAGCAAAATTACCGTCCTGGGGAGGATGTTGGTATTGGAGTCCAGAGAAAGAAACAATCATCATGCACACAAAAGATGGACAGGAACTGGATATCCGGGAAACCCAGAGCGTTGTATATACGCTTCAGAATATTCTTTCTGATGAATGGATCATTGCAGATGAAGTAAACTGTCCGCAGTTGGGCGGAGAAGCAACATTTTCTTTCGGGGAAGCTATCAAGTACCTGAAAAGAGGGTCCAAAGTAGCTCGTAAAGGATGGAATGGTAAAAAACAGTACATTCAGCTTGCAACTGGGATTTATTATAAGGCAGCAGATGGCGAAGTTGTAAACTGTGAGCACAATGCTATTGGCAACATGGCAGTGGCTTTTGTAGGAACATCTGGTGTGCAGATGGGATGGCTTGCATCTCAGGCAGATATGCTTGCGGAAGACTGGATTTTTGCGGAGGAGTAGAGAATGAAAAACGAAGAATTTTTAAGGCTTTGTAAGGCGAAAGTAGCTGAATATACAAACTCCCATATGGATAAGACCGATGGAAAACAGATCACAGTACAGGATGTGTACGTGGTATGGAGTTGTAAGACATTACAGAACAGTAAAGCACTTCTGAGCACGACTGTGCCGGATGGAATGTATTATGAGCTGACATATAACGGAGATAAGCACGAGTTATACCTTGATGCTTATAAGAAGTTTCAGAACATGTGCTTTAAACTGTAATTGCGCCGGCGCAACGGAGGGGAGGTGAAGAGAATGAAAGTAAAATGCATCAAAAGATACAGCGACATCTGCTTGAAAGAAATCGTCGAGAAGGGAACTGTTCTGGAAGTAACAGAAAACAGAGGGGCACATCTGATCAGCGAAGGTGTTGCTGAGATGGTAAGTGAAGCAAAGACAGCAGCCAAAGGGAAGGAATAGGTGATCCAATTATCTCCCGGTGAGACGCAGGGTGAAGCGTCTTATTTTTTATGCCTTTTTCCGCTAGGCGTTAAAGAAGCAGATTCCAAAAACTGAATGGCCCGGGCGTGAGAACGAATAGGCTGGGCAGAAAGGAAAAGATATGAGAAACAGAGTATTCAAAGCAATGTGTAAAGTTCCAATGAACCTGCAGTTATTCGCAGAAGGCGGAGACGGTGCTGGGGCCGGTGAGGGCAATGGCGGCGGATCCGGAGAAGGTACGGGCGGCGAAGGAGATAATCCTCCATCTTTTGATGACTTCCTGAAAACAGGCAGTAATCAGGCAGAATTTGACAGACGTGTCCAGAAGGCAGTCAATACGGCAGTGACAAACGCACAGGAGAAGTGGCAGGCACTGACGGATGATAAGCTTTCCGAAGCTGAGAAATTGGCCAAGATGACCAAGGAAGAAAAAGCGCAGTACATGCAGAAGAAAAAAGAAAAGGAACTTTCCGACAGGGAGGCAGCAGTAACCAGAAGTGAGCTCATGGCAGAAGCAAAGAACAACTTGTCAGACGAAGGACTTCCGGTGGAGCTTGCAGAAGTACTGAATTATACAGATGCAGATGCCTGCAAGAAATCCATGGAAACTGTCAAAAAAGCGTTTCAGACTGCAGTTGAGAAAGCAGTCGATGAGAAGCTGAAGGGCGGCAAGCCTCCGAAAAAAGCACCAGAAACAAACACACAGGAAGCCCTTGAAAAGCAGGTATACAATGCGATGATGGGGATTTTTTAAAGGAGAGTGAATAAACAATGGCAATCAATACTTTAGCAACAGCAACCTTATTTATGACACAGCTTGATAAGATCGCTGTCCAGGAAGCAACCACTGGCTGGATGGATGCCAATGCCGGTCAGGTGATCTATAACGGTGGATCTGAAGTAAAGATCCCGAAAATGAGCGTTCAGGGAATGGGCGACTATGACCGTGAGGCTGGATACCAGCGCGGCTCCGTTACCCTGGAGTACGAGACCAGAAAAATGACACAGGACCGTGGCCGTCTCTTCCAGCTGGATCCGATGGATATCAATGAGGCAAACTTTATCCCGACTGCCGGTGCAGTTATGGGAGAGTTCCAGAGGACACAGGTAGTTCCGGAGATCGATGCGTACCGTATCAGCAAGCTGGCTACAGAAACACTCACTGCAGATAAAGCAGGAATGATCGGAGAATCTTATGTACCGGGAACTGCTTCTACATCTGCTCTGCGTAAGCTGAAAGAAGGGATCAAAGCGGTAAGAGAAAACTATAACGGAGCTCTTATCTGCCAGGCAACACCGGACTTTATTATGGAGCTGGAACTGGAACTTGCGGGCAAAATCACTGCAGTGACCTTCTCTAAAGGCGGAATTCAGACACAGGTTCCTTCTGTAGATGGTGTACCGCTGGTTTCCACACCTTCCAACCGTATGTACACAGCTATCAAGATCAATAACGGTAAAGATAGTGGCCAGGAAAAAGGCGGATATGAAAAAGGAACATCTGCAAAGAACCTGAACTTCTTCATCTGCCCTGTAACCACGCCGATCGCTGTCACAAAACAGGATATCATGCGTATCTTCGACCCGACAACAAACCAGAAATTGAACGCATGGCAGATGGATTACCGCCGTTTCCATGATATGTGGATTCTGGATAATAAACTGGATTCCATCTATCTGAGCATCCAGGAGGCGAAAGTATGAGGCTGATCCGTAAAAATGTAGAAAGAGAAGCGGAAGGATCTGCAGCAGAAAAGCTGATCAGTGATGGCTTCACACCGATGAAAAAAGCCACACCAGACACAGTACCGGAAGAGAAAATCGGTAAGGATATCGAGGATATGACAGTTGAAGAACTGAAAACTCTTGCAAAGGAGAAAGGACTGACCGGTGTCTCCTCCCTGGCAAAAGCGGACCTTCTGGCAATCCTGAAAGGGTGATACGATGGCATCAGCAGAAGATATCAAAAAGCTGAAGATCCTGACCGGAGAAAAGAATGAGGAACTTCTGTCTGTCCTTCTGGATGAAGCTGAAGCTTTCGCGCTGTCCTACACCAATCGCAAACAGTTAAGGACCGGGCTGGAAAAGGCAGTCCGGGATCTTGCCGTGATCGCTTTGAACCGGATGGGAACAGAGGGGGAAAAGTCCAGAAGTGAGGGTGGAGAGAGTTATACTTTTGAGGATGCGCCGAAACAGATCTACGACACGCTGAACCGGTATCGCCTGGCCAGAGTAGGAGGAAAGACTTATGAGGCTGAGAAGAAGCAGACTTGAGGAATTTTTCCATAAGAAAATGACGGTAAAGAAAGATAAAGAAGGCAGTACCAGCGAGGAATATGGTGCTGCCTCTTCTGTTACCGGAGAAAGCTGGCCGGCATCTGGAGAAGTACAGGTTGAGCAGTACGGCCAGAAACTGAATTATATCCGGAATATCCGGATACAGGGAAGCTATAAGATCCAGACGGATGGAAAAAGCCGGCTGCATTATATCCTGGAAGATGGAACGGATATAGAGGAACGGGACGGGATTTGTCTATATGTGGCAGCAGATCAGCTTCCAGACTATCGGATCATATCCATCAAACCATATCGTTTCCTTACCATGGAGGTGGAAAAGATATGAGTGTAAATGGATTTGATGAAGTGGAGAAAGCTTTGCAGGAGGTGTCCGAGTTGGACACCCGGCAGGCAGTTGGAGAAGCGATCCAGTTTGTACGGTCAGCAGCAGTTGAGAATTGCCATGCAGATACCGGAGAACTCCGGCAGAGCATTTTTGCCGAAACCACAGAGGAAGAAAACACTGTCACAGGGATCTGCTGGACAGACAAAGCTTATGCTCCATACATAGAGTTCGGAACCGGACCGAAAGGCCAGGAGAAACATGCCGGCATCTCTCCGGAAGTAACTCCGGTCTATACTCAACAGCCATGGTGGATCCATGAAAGCCAGATAGACAGAAGAGTGGCTGAAAAGTACCGTTGGCCATATATGGACACGCCGGATGGAAGATTCTATAGATGCAGCGGAAATCCGGCCTATCCGTTCCTGTATCCGGCTATGAAGGATAACGAAGAACAGATCTTAAAGATGCTGGGCGGAAGCCTTGCGTCAGATTTGGAGGATATATGAAGAATGTAAAAGATCAGGTGTACGCGGCACTGTGCACGGTGTCCGAAAATGTTTCAGATGCTTATCCCCGTTCCTGGGCGGAGGGCTCAACGCTCCAGTATACCGAAGAGCAGAACGATGTATACGAAGCCAGCTCCGATGCTGAAGGAATGAGAGAGGATAAAGCCCTTGTAAGATACCGGATCGATATCTGGAACAATCACAGCACTTCAGAAGCAGCTCTGCAGGTAGATGAAGCGATGAAAGTGACAGGCCTGAAACGGATCGCATGTGCAGATGTGCCGGATCCGTCAGGGATGAAGCATAAACAGATGCGCTACGAAGGGATCATTGATATGGATTCTGACAGCGTGTACTGGAGATAAGGAGGAATAGCGATGTTAGCAAATGGAGCAACATTAGGTTACAGAAAACACACAGCTGGAGAAAACTCTGCAGCTTACACAGATCTTCCAGGACTGAAAGAGATCCCGGAAGTCGGAGTGGAACTGGACAAGGAGGAAAACACCTGCCTTACAGATCCGCACAAGATGTACGAGGAAGGCATTGGAGACCTTCCGGATATGAAGTACAAATGGAAGTACGACAACAGTAAAGCCGGAAGCCCGTACAGGCTTATGAGAGATGCAGCAGACAAAAAAGAGATCTGGGATTTCCAGGAAAAAACAAAAGATGGAACAGTTACCGAGTTTACTGCACAGTTTTCCGTAAAACGTACAGGCGGTGGAGTAAATGGTGTGATCGAGTTTGAGGTGACCATGGCCGTACAGTCTGAGATCAAACAGACAGATCCGGCGTAAGGAGGAATAAAAGATGATGAATTTTGAAGGCATTCAGGATCTGGGCGGAGCTTCTGCCCAGAATGAGACACAGGCTCCAGAGGAAAAAGTAGTCAATCTGGAGGAACAGAAGAAAAAGAGACAGCCCTTTGCTTATTGGAATGTAGGCGGCAGGAGCTTCAAGATGAAACTGAAAGCTTCCGGAATCGGACGCCTGGAAAATAAGTACAGACAGAATCTCATGAATATGATCGATGATATTCCGCCGCTTTCCGTGATGCTGACGATCATCCAGGAAGCAATGTCACCGTGGGAGCATGGGATTGATTATCAGGATGTGCAGAAGCTGTATGACGCATGGATCGATGAAGGGAACAGTCAGCTGGAACTCTATCAGAAGATTTTGATCCCGCTCATGGTGGTATCGGGTTTTTTACCGGAGAAAACAGCGGCATCCCTTCTGGAGGAAATCGAGAACGCCTGATGTCAGAACAACTCTCAGAGCTGTATCCGGTAGCTCTTGAGATGGGGATCCTGGCAGAAACATTCTGGAACCTTTCTGTAAATGAGATATTTGATACTTTGGCAAATATAAGAAAGCGGCTGCTCAGAGAAGAAAAGCAGCGGATCATGGATAATTTTATCCAGGCCCAGGCCATAGCAGTAGATATCTCAGCGTTATTTGCCAAAGATGGCAAGATAGCCCATCCCTGGGATTATTATCCGGAACTGTTTGAAAAAGAACAGAAGGCATACGAAGAAGCAGAGGAAGCCCGCCAGTGGGAAGAGTACATGGAAAAAAGAAGGGCGTACAACGCCGAATGGAACTATAGACATAATCATTAATTTGTTGAGAAAAAGAGAGGAGGTGAGACCATGGGAGACACACTTCATAAGATGCAGGTGATAATTGAAGCTACAACAGAACCATTGAAAAAAGGGATGGAAAACAGCCGGCGGGAAGTAAAGAAAAGCGTTGAAGAAATCCAGAAGGAAACTGAGAAAATAAAGAATCCGTTCAAGGGGATGGAAAGCAAGGCACTACAGCCGGTAAGGAATACTCTGAATAAGATCAGGGAAATGCTCAGCAGGAATCCTGTGAAAAATTTCCAGATCAAGGCAGGCATCAAAGTTCCAACGGAAGAGTATGCAGAATTGCAGAAAAATTTATCAAAAGCACAGCAATCATTGGAAAAACTACAAGAAAAACAGCACAAATTTGAAAACACGGGTAAATCTAAAGAGAACCAGCAATGGAAAAGCCTTGTAGTTGATATTACTCGAGCTGAAAAAAAACTCAGTGAATACAAAGATGCTGCAGCCAAAATGGAAACGTCAGGAACTGCTTTTAAACAAACCCCTACAGACGAATATCGTGAAATCAGAAATTCTGTTAAAAGTTTAAACGAGGAAATAGAAAAATATGAAAAAAAAGGTGAAAAGCTTGAGGCGATGGGCGTTAAGAAAGAAAGCAAGCAATGGAGAAGCCTTATATACGATATTGAACAAGCTCGCGGGAAGCTGTTTGAGTATGAAGAAAAAATGAAATCGTTAGAAAAATCAGGAAAATCAACTCAGCAGGTGCCAACAGAAGAATATCAAAAAATACAAAAAGACATTTTGAAAGTAAATAAGGAACTTGATGCTTATCGCGAAAAAAAGAATAAGCTCCAAGCTTTGGGCGTATCAAAAGAAAGTCAGGAATGGAAAAGCCTTACATATGACATTGATCAAGCGAAAATAGCTGTAGAGGAGTATAAAACAAAGGCCAGACAGATGGAATCCTCAAATACAGATGTAAAGCGGCCGGTATCTCTTCCGAAACAGGCATTGAACTTTGGGACAGGAATTTTCAAAGGAATAGGAACAACTGTTTCAAAGGGCTGGGGAGGCTTTACAAAGCTTCTGGGAGGTGTTGGAAACGTTGCATCTTCCTTCACCGGTGTGATCCGAAAATGCTCCGGTGCTTATGCTGCACTGATCCAGAAGTTCACATCCGGAATCCCGTTTCTTAACAGGACAAAATCTTCGTTCAATGGTCTGGGAACATCTGGACGAGGCTTGACAGGTATACTGAAGACAATCGGAATGACTGCAAAATTTATGTTTGCAAGTTTTGTGATCCGTGGAGCTGTAGATGGCGCAAAGCAGGGATTTCAGAACCTTGCACAGTACAGTGGAGAAACAAACAGAAGTCTTTCTCTGCTGATGTCTTCTCTGACACAGCTCAAAAATTCACTGGCCACAGCCTTTGCACCAATCCTGAATGTTGTAGCACCAATTCTGAACAGTTTCATTCAGATGGTGATCAACGTGGTAAATTCCATAGGCCAGCTGATGGGAGCCCTCACAGGCAAAACCACCATGGTCACGGCCAAGAAAGTCAATCAGGATTATGCTGCAAGTCTTAACAGTACCTCAACGGGTCTGAAGAATAATGCAAAGAATGCGGATACGGCATCAAAAGCGGCAAAACAATATCAGCGCACTCTTCTGGGATTCGACCAGATCAACAAGCTGAACGATGATTCAGACAGCTCCGGATCAGGAGGAACAGGAAGTGGAACGGATACATCACCGCTTGGTGGCGTTAATGATATGTTCCAGACAACGGCCATCAAGAGCCGTTTCAAAGATCTCGCAAAACTGATCAAAGATTCCTGGAAGTCCGGCGATTTTACAGAACTTGGCGCCATGGTCGGCAATAAGCTCAACGAAGCACTGGAACGTATTCCGTGGGGTAAAATCCAGAATACCTGTAACAAGATTGCAAAAAGCATTGCCACTTTTCTGAATGGCTTTATTGAAGCTGCGGATTGGAAATTAGTTGGTAATACATTCTCTAAGGGACTGAACACAGCCTTTGGATTTGTAGATACCTTTGCAAAGAATTTCCACTGGAACAGTCTTGGGAAAGCTATCGGAGATGGGATCAATGGTGCTCTTGGAGGCTTTGACTGGAATCTGATCAAAGGAACCGTACATGATACCGTATTTGGCCTGGTAAGCACACTGAATACAGCGATTGCGACAACCAATTGGAGTGTAGTTGGAAAAACAGTTGGAGAGTGCTTTAACACACGACTGGAAGCACTTTATACCACAGTTCATAACTTTAACTGGAGAGGCTTGGGCACTGCACTGGCTGATCTTGTAACCAACACGGTCAAAACCATTGATACAGGAAAAATAGGACAGACCTTATCCGATGGGATAAAAGGTTTTTTTGATTTTGCAATCTCAGCGATTGAACACATGGATTGGTGGTCCATGGGGGACACCATCTATAACAAAGCAAAAGATCTGATGGTAAACATTGACTGGAGCGGAATTGCTGATAGAGTTTTTGAAACGATTGGAGCTGCATTTGGAGGTTTTGCCGCATTTATTGGCGGTATCTTTAAAAATGCAGTTGCAGATGCAAGGAAGTATATTATAAAGCATTTCACAGAAGCTGGAAAATTCACCTGGGAAGGCTTTAAAAATGGTGTTGTGCAGTCATTTAAAGATATAGGAACCTGGATCAAGGCACACATTTTTAAACCGTTCATAAACGGATTCAAAAAAGCTTTCGGAATCCATTCACCATCAACAGTCATGCGTACGCAGGGCGGATATGTTATATCTGGCCTGTTCAATGGTATGAAAGCAGGATTGCCAGCTGTACTGTCTTGGATTGCTAAACTCCCAGGGCAGACAAAAGAGAGACTTGGAAATGCCAAAACATGGCTACGTGGGAAAGGAAATGCTGCGATCACCGGTCTGAAAAATGGCTGGGAAGCTGTAAGGGAATCAACATTCCTGAGCAGAGTAAAGAAAATCGGTTCTCAATCTTTCAACGCTATCGGAGATATCAAAAGCAAAGTAACGCCGAAAGGCAGGGATATCATAAGCGGAATGAGAACCGGCCTGAATAATAACTGGAGCTCTCTGTCTGGAATATTAAGTAATATACCAGGCAAGGTGGCAAACGCAATTCCAAGCTTATACACAGTTGGCCAGAATGTTATTCAGACTTTTGCAAATGGATTTTCAAGCATCCATATCCCTATGCCACATATCGGCTGGGATTGGGAAGGTGGATCTATAAAAATCGGTAACTTCAAATTTTCATTGCCACGTTTCAATCTGAGCTGGTACGCAAATGGCGGATTCCCTAGTATGGGAGAAATGTTCGTGGCAAGAGAGTCCGGACCGGAGCTTGTCGGAAGAATGGGAAACCGTTCTGCGGTGGCAAACAATAATCAGATCATTGCCGGAATCCGGGCAGGTGTATTTGAAGCGGTTGTGAATGCTTTTGAAAGCATGCAGGGCAGAAATGATCGTGGACAGGAACTCCACATCTATCTGGAAGGCGATGCAAAGAAATTGTTTAAGGTGATCCGCCAGGAAGGAAACAACTATCAGAAACAGACCGGAAATCCGGTATTTGGATAAGGAGGCGGTAAAGTGACAGATGATATCATTATTGACGGAGTTACGATGCCGACTCCGGCCCTTTCGGGTTTGACAATAAAAAAGGAAAAAATCTGGTCAAATAATACAGGGCGTGTAGCGAATGGTGATATGGTAGGCGATCTTATTGCTATTAAATATACGTTGGAAATTACATGGCCCATGTTAAGCAGAGCGGATACTGCCAAGATTGATGCAGCAATCAGCCCTGCTTTCTTTAATGTGACATTTACGGATCCTGGAAGCAATTCCCGGATAACAAAGAGATGCTACTCAAACACACCATCCTATCCGGTATACAGTTATGTGGACGGTGTGAAAACATACAAAGGAGTAGGGGCGACACTGATCGGAAAATAAGGAGAACAGAACAATGAAAATGCAAAACAAAGAAATTGTAGACTTTTTAAATACTTGCGTATCTATGAAAAAAAAGAGCTTGCCAGTCCGTCTGGCGTATGCGATCAAGAAGAACGTGGCAGCAGTCCAGGAGGCTGCGTCAGCTTACACTGCGGAACGGGAAGAATTGATCCGCAGATACGCCAAGAAAGATGAAAATGGTGAGATCATGACGGAAGACGACTGCTATATCATGGAAGACAAAGAAAGATTTGGGAAGGATATGAGTGAACTTCTGAATATTGAGACCGAGGTGGAGATTCATACTGTTTCCATCTCAGTAGTCGAGAAATGTGACGAAGATCCGAAATATGATTCACTGACCATGACTGAACTGGATGTCATTGATTTCATGCTGACAGAGTAAGGAGGCGGTCCTGTGTATCAGTCAACAACTGCATTTGGAACCTTGGTACAGCAGGATTCCAGAACATTTCATGCATTACTATTTTTTGATGGCAATACGATAACAGATGGAATATCAGAGATTACAATCGAAGGCGGATCTAACAGTGAGGATGATTTCTCCATTGGGTCCGCTGTTTCTAGGTATGCCAAGATCAAGATGGCTAATCCAGGGAAACGGATTGAGGGGAAAGAGATCACTGTCAAGATTGGCATGATGGTTGGCGATGCTGTTGAATATGTCCCGATGGGTTATTACACTGCAGAGAAGCCAAAGACAGATGAAAGCCAGATCACTGTCACTGGCTATGACAGGATGATGAAGACAGAACGTCCATTCTCAACTGATGGACTTGGAAAAACCACTGATACAATTTCTGTACTGAATGCAGTATCCAGAATCACTGGTGTTTTTGTGGTGACGGATGGATTGGACAAGATCGCAATGAATCGTCCAGACGGATATTCCTGCAGAGAAATCCTTGGATATGTCTCACAGATGTATGGAGGCTTTGCAACCTGTAACCGGCAAGGACAGATTGAGATTAAGACTTATGTAGATAGTAATTATCCTGTTGATACTGGCCGTTATTGGGATACATTTGAGCATCATGACGTAACGGAGAGTATTGATAAGATTACTTGCTATACAGGTAAGGATGCAGAGGGAAATGACCTCTCAGTTAGTGTTGGTTCTGGTACACGTGCAATCAGCTTTTCCAATCCGTTCATGACACAAAGTATGCTTGATAATGTCTGGAAGACACTGAAAGGCTATACTTATATGCCTGGCACAGTAAAGATCATGGGAGACCCTCGTCTGGATCCATGGGACGTGCTTACAGTTTGTGATCTGAATGGTGAGACATATAAAGTGCCAGTTATGGACATGACACATGAGTTTGATGGTGGTCTGATTACATCGGTGGAAGCTGTAGGAAGATCTGAAGTGGAGCAGGAATCTGGATACAAAGGACCTACTACTCAGAACATGGACAGGTATTATGCACAGCTGGTTATGATTGATAAGGCTATGATCAACAAGCTTGATGTTGATACAGCTAAAATCACCTATGCAACGATTGAAAATCTTGATGTAACTAAGCAGCGTGTAGAGGAAATCTATGGAGAATATGGCGAATTCCAAAAGCTTGTAGTAACTGATTTCTCAGCAGCCAATGGTAGGATTGATGTCCTTGATTCAAATTATGCCAACATTAAGAACCTTCTTTCCGGTTCAGCCGGCATTGGAGATTTGCAGAACATTCATTTGACATCCGATAATGCGGTCATCGATACTGCTCTGGTTAGAACAGCAGTTATGCAATCTGTTACTATCGGAGATCTTTTGGCCGGTACGATCAGCACCAACAAATTCAAAATTGCATCAGATGATGGAGGCATTCAGATATCCGGTGCTACTCAGCAGTGGAAAGATGCCAATGGTGTGGTCAGAATGCAGGCCGGAAAGGATGCACAAGGCAATTTTACATTTGCCCTTTTTGACGAGACTGGCAAAGGAACGCTGATTGATGCCACTGGTGTTAAATCCGAGGCAATTGCAGACGGGCTGATCGTGAACAGTATGGTTTCTGAATCAGCGAACATAGCTGCAGCTAAGCTTGATATAGACAGTCTGTTTACGGAGATCAATAACAGCTCCAAGGTTATCAAGAGTAATCGTATCTGGCTGGATGATTCTAACCAGAGTCTTAACCAGGCATACACTAAGATGAGCCAGAATATCACTCAGATTGGAGATACTGCAAGCTCTGCATCAGATAGTGCATCAGCGGCAGCAGATGCGGCCAAGAAAGCTCTGGAAACATTATCCGGTATCTCAACACTGGATGCTATTGGTGCATCACTCAATAACGATGCGCATGTGGTCCATACCTACACAGATGGAACCGGAGGGGATTATAGTTCCTGTTATACTGTCTTTTCTGTATATCTTGGTGATACAGATGTATCTGATCATATTGATGAGATCAAGGTTACCGCATCACCTGGAATCGCAGGTACATGGGATCCGAATCTCAGAAAATATCAAGTCACAGCAATGTCCACTGACAGTGGTTATGTTGATATATCGGCACTGTATGGACTGGAGGGCAAGGTTCTTCTGGTTGGCAATAAAGGCTTGGTGATAAGTGGCAAAACGATGGTTGTAAAATCCATGGGTTCCTGGATTACCAAGAGATTTTCCATCAGCAAGGCAAAAGACGGTAAGATTGGCCTGAGTTATGACCTGAGAGCTAGTACACAGATTATTAAGAAACTGAAAGATGATAAAACACTGGAACCAGCAAATGTGACGTTCTCAGCTTTTAAAAATGACAATGGTATGGTGAGAAGTTATTCCGGAAAGTTCCAGATCGAAGAGTCAACGGATTCTGGGAAGACCTACAATATCAAATATGGATCCACATCTCCGGAGCCGATGAAGGTATATACTCCATCAAGTCTGGATGTGAATATTGTCAAGTGCTCACTATATGACGAGTCTGGTGTGCAACTCCTGGATACACAGACTGTATCGATCATCTCAGATGCTGCAGGGCTTGCAAAAGATATAGCCGCAGCAGACAAGAAGGCGCAGGAAGCTAAGAGCGCAATTGAAACGACATCTCAGGAGGTGGCTAATATCCAGAGCAGTATCAAAGGGTTTGAAACTAAACTATCTCAAACCACCACTGATCTGCATGGTGTTACAGATGGAACACTCCTATACAATGCGAAGTATCAGGACAATTGTGACGGAACTACTACGATATCAGCGGTTCTATATAAAGCTGGCAAGGATGTTACAAAAGAATATCCGGCTGCATGGTTTGCCTGGAGCAGACGCACAGAGAGTGGCGAAGTGTTCCTGCAGTATGGCTATTCAGTAACAGTAAATAACAATGATTATATGTTCGGTGGAGTAGTTATCGGACAATTCACAAGATATATACATATGGCTCTTGTCGTTGGTGGCAAGCTTCTGGTAGTTGGAAGTAAGGCTATATGCTTACAAGTAGATGCGTAAGGTGCCCGATCAGGGCACCAGAAAGGAGATAATATGGCATTACCACAGGACGGACAGAACGCAAATGCCTTGGCCACAGTAAAAGAAGTACCAACAGGAAAGAAATTGATATTTGTAGACCCAACCACAAATGAAGGCGGGATTATTACACTAGAGGATTTGACTACTCAGATACTCAAAAAATTGACATCGCAGACGTTTGCATTAGATCAGGGGACCAAGACTTTACCGGCGGCTTTAAATGAATTAAATAGTAAGGCATCCTCAGTACAAGTAAATTCTTTGGAAAACTACATGAAAAGTGCTCCAGCAGGTGTACTTTTTTGTGGCTGTCAAGAGGCAATCGATAATCCTAGGAAAGGTTCCATGTCGATATGTATGACATTTGTTGACGAAGAACACGTTTGGGGGATACAGTATCTCTTTTCATACGATTACATTCATTACCGCCCAATGCACAATGGTATAGTGCAAGAATGGAAGCAAATAGTATAGAAATTCCCGTCTTCCCATTTTGTATAATATCGTCTCTCTGAACATCTTCCCGATTCCCATTGTCTTTTTGTAGTTTTTTAGGTACAACAAAAAGGCTGCCATTTCTGCCAGCTTCAAAAAATCATATTATTTAGAACAAATCAGGCTATATACCGTCTGAATGATGCTCGGACGTTTTCCTCGCTCACCGTCACGTACATCATCGTCGTATCTGGCTTCTGGTGCCCCGCATACATCTGGATTTCCTGTAGTGGGATTCCTCTGTTTCCAGCATCCGTGAGCAAGGTTCTGCGAAACTTGTGCGGATGAGCATGAATCTCTGTCTTTTGCCCCAGAGTGCGGAGCATGGACTGAATAGCCTGCTTTCCCAGCCGTGTGTGCGGACGTTTGTTCGATACGAACAATGCCGGATTCGTATCATCCCTGGACAAAAGATACTTGTGCAGGTGATATGCACAGTCATCTGTCAGGTATACTCTTCTCTCTTTCTTTCCTTTTTCGCCATATATGATCACCTCTTTGTTTCCCCAGTCTATGTCTTTTCGGTTGAGCCGCACTACTTCACCGATTCTGGCCGCCGTACTGTACAGAAATGCCATGATCGCAATATCTCTCTGGCACTCTGCGTTACACCGCAGATGCTCCATTTCAGCCTGTGTGAAAGGCTTTTTGATTGTCCGCGGTACTTTTATTTTTCGCAATCGCCGCATAGGATTCCGGCTAATATAGCCCTCATCCGATATCCAGGCGAAGAAGCTGCTTAGATACCGTCTGATTGTATCCATGTAGCTCATTGAAATCTTCCGTTGTTCTTGATACATTGCCAGATAATAGCGAATGTCATTTGTATTGATGTCCTGCAGCCGCTTATTCAGCGCGGTGACCAACTTTGTCACACAGTCATTGTAACGCTCAAGAGTTCCCGGACTGCAGTTCTCGATTCTCTTCGAGGCAATGAAGGTCCTGAGGATTTTCTGCCAGTGAACCTCTGACGTGACAAGCTGCGTGCACTCTTCCTGTACTTCTATCCCGTGAAATTCTATTGCCAAAACATTCTCAAGACGCTGCAGCTGTTCATTTGTAAGTACGTCCTGCATTCTTCCTATTATTTTTGATTGTATACTTTCGATTTTTGTCAAAATAATGCACCTCCTATGGTCTCATTTTGCCATACTGGAGGTGTTGTTTACAAATCAATTAAATGGGAAGTCTTTATATTTGCTTATTGCGTTGTTGCTATTTTATCTGAAGCCATGCTTCCCATCTTCCATTGTTCATACTTCTGAAAAAAATACCTTTGTCAGTAATAGCATACGCAGTTAAATATTTTAAATTACCGTTAGATGGAACTACAAAAGCGTTTATCCATATTGTGGCTTCAATCGGCGTGTTTTTGGATGTAGAACCATTTCCTGAGTATATACCAGGAGAAGCAATGTTATTCCAATCTTCAACATTACCATCTACTTGTCTTAGTGCGCTTAAAGTTTTACTATTTAATTTGGAATCGTAAAGTGGGAAGAGGAAAATTATTTTACGACAACCTTCCATTTTTCCTCATCGTTAACAAGGAACTTAATTGCATTTTCTCCATCTGTAGTAAATGCCAAACTTGTTCTTGAATTATTTGAATCGTAAAAATCAAGATAAATATTATTCAATGCTCTTTGGCCTGAACGGAATCCTACTTTCTTGATATTTCCGTCAAATCTGGATGCCTTACTATTTAACTTATAGTCACAGGATCAAAGCAGATTAAAAGTGCTGTGCTCCAGGGAATAAGTGTCACTTTCAATGTTGCCGAAGAAGTATCAAGTACGGGTGGTGCTGCGTATTCAGATTTTTTTGATAGTTCTGTCGCTCCCGTCTGCTTTCCTGTTATGTATAAAGAAGTAATGCAGTTGTTATCAATTAGTAGAAACGAAGTCATATGATTGTTTACACTATTCCACTTTACGCTTACTGTTTTGGTAGAGTCATCACTATGTATAATATAACTATCGGCCTTGAACCGCTTACTATTTAATCTCACAGAAAGGAGGTGAGAACAATGAGATTCACAAAAGAAGTCAATATCTATGCACCGGACGCAATCTTAAAACGCTTTAAGGCGAACGAAACGAATTTCTCTGTGCTGCAGGGAAAAATATCATCATTGATCAGTGAAAGTGAGATAACTGAACTGATCAATGGCAGCATAACAATGTACAGCAAGCTGTCGAGTGTGGAGCAGACTGCAGATGGTCTGACTCAGAAGTATACTGACATTAGCAGTAAATATGACACTGTTACAAAACAATATTCTGAACTGGATTCCAAAGTTGCCGAATATAAGAGCAGCGTGGATGGGCTTTCGGCGAACATTTCAGCAGTTAGCACAACTCTGAAGAATGACTATAGCACCACATCAGCCATGAACGCTGCGATAACAGCAAATGTGAGCAGCGTGCTCGCTACAGTATCGGAAACTTACGCTACACAGGACAGAGTTGGGAAACTGGAGACATGGAAAAACCAGGCAGAGCAGAAGATCACAGCGGATGCTATCGTGTCAACGGTCACATCCAGTTCGAGCTGGGGAGATAAAGCAGACAAAGCGACTCTGATCAGTCAGATTAATCAGTCTGCGGAACAGATCAAGATCAGGGGAAGCATCATAGACCTGCAGGGCAACATCAGTATTACAGACATATCTAACGATGCCATAAATACGATTAAAAACTATAGCATCACGGCGTTGTCAGATGCAAAAAAGTACGCGGATGACTGCGACGAGCTGGTCCTTGAAGGCTCACAGGACTATACGCGGACGTACACATTGTCAGAAATTGGAAAGCTGGAAGCATCCGGAGGAAATCTCGTCAAAGGATACAGATTCTCTGACGATAACATTAAAGCATACTGGAACACGGCCGGGACAATCAAGTCGGGACAGAACGATCCGGATGGTGGGAAAAATGCAGCGGCTATCGTTGCGGACGCAGCGAATTGCTATCTGGCTTCAAAAAGAAATGAAAATACAATAATCAACGCTACGGGACGATATACAGTGACATTCTGGGCAAAAGCATCAAAAGCGCAGACAGTGACATTCTCCTTTAACAAGGTAAGTGAAAGTATAGCGTTAACCACCACCTGGAAAAAATTCTCCTTCATAAAAGACATCACGAGTATCGCAGCGTCCGGAAGTTTGATTATATTCGGTGGTAGCAATTCAATCAGTACTGGCGATGGAACCATATACATTTACCGGCCGGACGTGCGGCACGGATACTCTTCCGAGGATATTTTTAATTTGTTAACTAACAACGGAAACATCCAGGGCATGTATATGACCGGCGGCAAGCTGTACTGGAACGGAGCTTGCATCAAGTCAAAGTCTATAACCACGGCCGCACTTGCAGCTGATAGTGTAACTGCAGAAAAAATTAAAGTAGATGATCTGTACTCTTTGAAAGCGAGCATAGCCGGATTCAAGATCTCAGCAGATACAATATCACATCAGAGTACTACAAAACCTGAAAGTGGCATCGGACAGACTTATTACGACACATATTTCTCGTCTCGGGACAAACGTCTTACTTTTCGAAAGGGCCCTGGAACATCTGATTATATGACATTTGGCATAAAAGGTCTTAGGACTAGTAGCTGGAAATGCTTAGATCTGATATCGGATGCGGATGTAGAGAGTGGTGATTTTTCCAGCGGAAATCATCATTCCCTAGGATATACAAACATATACGGAATTTTGTATGTGGCAGCTGGACTCAAGGTTGCCGGAACTAAACAGGCGGTCAGAGAAACGGAAAACTACGGAGAAAAAGGCGTCTATTGCTACGAAACCCCGACACCGTACTTTGGAGATATCGGATCAGGAGAGATAGCCGCAGATGGAAAGTGTTACGTCGATATCGAAGACATTCTGAAAGAGATGATCAACACAGAAATGCAGTACTATGTTTTTTTGCAGAAGCGCGGAGAAGGAGATCTGTATGTTTCAGAATGCTCCCCGGATTACTTCATAGTAACCGGTACGCCGGGCCTTAAATTTTTCTGGGAGCTGAAAGCAAAACAGAAAGGTTATGAGTACAACCGGTATGAAGGCGAGGACAGAGTAGTAGGATTCAGGAATATAGCATATGACGATGAGTATATAGCAGAAACAGAAAAGCTCATCGAAGAAAGAGAGGATATATGAAAATATTAACAAGCTTTATAGCGCTGAACACTGGAGAGGGAGAAAGAATCTCGTTCAC